CTCTGGTGCGTTGATCCCCAAGAGGCGTACCGTCTTCCCAACTTTGATATGGAGGCCAAGGTCAATCGTCACTACAACAGTGTCGCCGTCAATGATTCGATCAATGGTGCAGAAGTAGGTGTACATCATCACTCCTTATGCGAATTGCTCAGCCGTCACATCGATCGTGAACGTCATGTTCTGAGCACCGTCGTTGTTCGTAATCTTAATATGTAACTCAGTCGTCGAGTCCTCATCGAAGTACATGAATGGCAGACGGTCGGTAAAGATACGACTGTCCGCCGTGGACGAGATGCCTGTTGCGGAGTACAGGAGCTTCGTCGCACCGAAGGTATCACTTGAGTAGATATTGATGTCATAGGTGCCAGTCGAAGTCCCACCCGTTTCTGTCGTCGTCAAGTTGTAGACCAGCCCTCGATTGAAGAACCCCGTCTTGTTGAAGTTCGTGCTGCTGCTCGATGTCACCGCGTTGCCGGTACTGGTGAACGTCTTTCGTTGTGAGCCGACGCCTGTGACACGGATGAAGTACCCCAGCAACCAGATCTTCACATTGGCTTGGTTGGCTCCTGACGCCGTGATCTTCTTTTCATAACCAATCGTGGTGTTGGCTGTGTTGTCTCCTGGGACGATAATCGTTTGCATCTCACTATGCTCAGCGGTGCCGCCAAAGACCTTGTACCCGTTGGTCGGTGAGGCGGACGAGCCGTACTGCCGGAACTGAATGAAGACGCCTGAGCCAGGGGTCGAGTCCCAAAACGCGACGCGCAGCACGAGACCCGCCACACCTTGAGCGGCATCCGCAATATCGTTCGACCCACTCGGCCCAAGGTTCTTTTGGACGTACGCGCCGTCACTACTGACTGCCGACTCACTCAGGATCAGGATCGGGTCTTCCAGGGCCTTATACTTACTCAAGGCTTGTGCGCCAAGGTTCAGGTCAGAGACCGTTCCCATGTCGCTGTAGGTTGTTCCGTCATTCGTGAATTGCCACTTGTCGGTCGATTCATTCCACCGGACTTCCACGTCGTTCGAGCTGCCCCGCTCGACCTTCACACTCGCATTGAGGGTCGGAGTCCCACTATGGAGTCGATTTAATTTGAACTCGGTTGCGCTCGTTCCCACGTCCGTGTTCTGCGGATGTGTGGCACGAGACGATGAACGTTTATCGGTAATCGTCGTCATCGCACCGCCAGAGGTGACCACGGTAAAGAGGGGGATACGGAGTGTCGTAAAGGCGGTCGTGTTCTTCGACACGGTCCCCGTTGTCGGATCGACTTCAATATAGTTGGTCGTGGCGTCCGTCAAGGCAATGGTGCCGTCAGCGGTGACTGAGACGGTGTTGTCGTTGTGAACAATACCACCATAATATCCGAAGGTCAGTCCTGAGTGTGCCGCGCTTCGTTCTGCGTATTGCTGTGTCTGCGTAGCCAGCGAGTCCAACCGTTGATCGATGCTGTCGAAACCAGAGATCGTATCCGCATAGTCTTTCCCGCTGAAGAGGTAGGATCTTCCTGAGTAGAGCGCAACCGCACTGACAACCTTCGTGCTATTGTTCCAGGCGAACTGCCATACGGTATCTGCGGTTGGGGATGCCGAGACAGTCGGGACGCCTCCTGTTGGGACGTTGACATAGTGTGTCGCGGTCGTGGTGAACGGCACCATACTGATAAGCGTTGAGACGCCCATACGCCTAAGTTCGCCACCAGTCCAGTAGGCCCCTGAGAGGACCGTGAGATTGTAAAGTGTTGCCGCTAGGGTTGCTTCAACTGGCTTATAACTCGTTTTCCCGATGACCCCAGCGCGGTCGTAGATTTCGAGCATCCCGTATGGGACACCACCATTCGACAGCGTTGCTTCAAGTGCGTTGAATGAACTTTCGAGAATGGTGTAGTTCGCTTCATGATCGACCCCGTAGGTTGTGGAGCCGACGAAAACTTTAACAAGTACGATAGCCATGACACTCCTTTATGGTTTATTCGTAATGATGTACAGCAAGTCACCGCTCGCGGAGAACTTTCCGTACGCGCCGTACGGGATTGAGCCGTACGCAAACCCACCATTGTTTGCCGAGTCACCGAGTTCCGTGTATGTCAAAAGGCGGTACGTTGCGCCGTATGTTGCGGTGGCATTGATCGTCACCCCTACGTCGGTAAACACGACCGCTGTGACGCGCACTTGCCCCGCTTCAAATCCTGTGGTGCTGTACGCCTCATAGAGAAGGCGCTTCCCCTTACGGATACGCACCTTCGATCCGATTGCCGCCCGATGCACTTCATGCGACGCATCCACAATCGGAATCGCCCGAACTGAATGGGTTGTGTCGGGCCTCGTCTCATCCGGCACCACGTCTACGTCAATCGCCCAATACCAATCGAGAATGCCGTGATCGTATGCACGATAGGCTGACGTGACGATCGTTCCAAGAAGATCACTCGTCGCTCGCTCTGTTCGATGGTCGATCAGCTTTATGAGTGTCGGCCCATACGGTGTCGCCATTACAACACACACCTATAGCAGTTCAGTTCCATGATGTTTGGCCCAGCGCCTCCACGAGCCAGCGACTTCTTCACTGATTCAATATAAAATTTTACACCAGTTGAAGTCTGAATAATATCCCCTGGTTCAAGACGGGCGTCTGTTCGCATGGTGATCGTTCGAGGTTGTTCTTTCATGGCCTCGAAAAACAACGCATTGAGAGCCAGGATCTTCGCTCGCTCGTCGGTGGAGACAAACTGGTTCTTAATCTCCCGCTCGCGCTCTTCCCAAAACTCTAGTCCAGATTTGACCGCAATATGCTGCTGCTCAAGGTACACCATCTCATAGGGAATACCCCATACCTCGTACTGACCAGTGCCGAGGGACATCATGAGAATGAGCATCGTCAACAGTGCGACCGCTTCAATTATCCGGCCTACGGAGATTGTGAACCCACCACTTGCAACGAACCCTAACGTAACGACGAGGTCTGGAAGAATCGCAGCGGCAAGATAGATAGCCATCAATGATGTAGCAAGAACCGGTACCCATGACGAGATTTCAATTGTGACGCGCCCATGAAACTCGTCGATCTCCTGGTACGACTCATCACCAACAGGGATCAGTCCGCCATTGACACTCTGCTTCACAAGCATCGTGGTGTTACGCCCACGAGTGCGCCGGTCGTCACTCCAATACACATCAAGGTCTTGCTGTGGGATGAAGAACCCTGTCGTCACTATTGCGGTGCCAAGGACCTGATGTCCACCTTCAACAGGACTGAGTTGATTCGAGAGGTACGTCAAAATGATTTTATTGATCGTCTCTGTGTTACCCGCCTTCGCGCTGTACCTCTGAATCAGGTCGTCATTGGGTAGGGTGTACGTGACGCGGTTCTGTGTCGTCAAGATAGAGGAGAGCTTTCCCGCACCGTTAAACCACGGTCGAGCGTTCACGCCGAAGAGCAATCCTTCAAGGGCTTCCCATGTGGGAAGCATCACAATCTGATTGCTGTTTTTATCGAACGTCAACGACCAGTACCGACTCACGTTGTTCTCTGTATCAGAGAGTCCCATGATGTCGTGAACAATGTTGTAGAACATGTCTCCCCAATCAGCACCGACTGTATAGTCACGTGAGGTGATGGGCCGTCGTCGCCATGCCTGGTTGTTGCTCCGATCAAACGCGCTGAAATCAATTTGAATCGCCTGCGACCGTTGATACGTCCATCCGTAGGTTCCCTCAACCGTCCCACTGAACGTCCAGATCCAAGACTCCTCGGAGAGTCCTTCAAAGCCTTCCTTGAGGCGGATGATCCGGCCTTGCCGAATCTTCGTCCGAAGTGCGCCTCCATCAGGATGAAACGAGAGAGCCGAGTCATCCGCCATGACGATATGGAGTTGGCCGAACCCGTAATCAATCATCGTGACGTATGGCGTGAGGTCCGTCGCCGGTACCGCGTTCGTCCCATTGATGATCGATTCCCATGAGTCAGCCGGATCATAGCTGAGGAGTTTATACTTAGGGAAACGGGCAAGCGCGTCCTGTCTCGTCTTGAAGTTCGCATCGGTCGTAATCATTTACGCGACCTCGCTAACGATCCTGAAGCGAAAGATGATCTGACCGGTCACGTAACCGTGCCGCGCTGCAATGTAATCGAACTCGTAGTTTCCTGACCCCCCACTATCACCGAGCGACAGCGACTCAATCAAGATGTTGTACCGCTTCGAGGTACGGTCTGTCGGTTCCCAAATGATGTAGGACCCATCGGTCGGAGGGTTCTCGTAATACGCCTGAAGATCAAGGAAGAAGGCGAGGGTCATGCGCGACTTGTTTTGACTTCCTACCCAACGTTCCTCAACGTACGTGTCTCGTGACACACCCAACCAGCCAACCATCGGGTTGCCGGTCAGTGTAGGGGTCACAAGGAGCTTCGGGCGCTTATCCAATGGCCCGACACTAAAGTTCACGTACACGTCGGGGTTTGAGGCGTACGTCAAGGATGCGAGAGCCGATGAAGGGTAGACCAACCGGCGCAACGCGCCACCCTGCCCCGACAGTGGATCGCCAGGAAGTTGCCCAGGAACTGACGGTGAAAGAGGGAGAATGTCAATGGAAGTCGGTGGATCAGGGGTTGTGTTCCCTACGGTAAACGTGATGTTGTTGGTCAGTGTCGGCATTATACACTCCGAGTTTCTTCATGCGAGACTGTGATGGTGTTGGAGGCCGCTGGTGTTGCCCCTGAGTACTCTATCATAGCAGTCCCACTGTCTTGCGTAAACACCTCATTTTGTGCCACGGAGCCAGATCCTGAGACCGAAACCGTGATGAGGCGGTTGCCTCCTGACTCACCTCTCGTGCCGTGGAGCGTCGTAATAAAATGACTGCGGTCTGCCCCTGGCGCAACCAAGTCGATACTCACCGGAACAGTGATGGCGGACATGACCGGCTGAGGCGCGTAGATCTCGAACGAGTTGTTCTGTCTACCGTCCGACGCATCCGCCTTAAAACGCACGGCAGCGAGTTTCTTACGGCGTGTATCGTACGCAATGAACGCCGCCACGTCTGGCGCAGCCTGCTTCTGCATCTCGGTCACGAGTTCAACTTCATTGTACCGATAGTTGTACTTGACGAGACACTGATACGTTGAGCCGAGTGGGTTGAAGATATTGTCGCCTGCTAAAAACCACGCACGTTCATCATCTTCCCACGCGGTACCGGCAGGATAGAGTTCAGGTAAAGATATTTCGTAGAGCTTCGTGCCGGTCGAGATACTGAAGGACTCAATAAGTCCAGACGCCCCTAACTGCACATACCGATCATTGATCCACGAAATGATTGGCCCCATGAACACATTCTCATTCAGAGCCGGGATCTGAGCTGTGGTCAGAATGGGGTTCGCCAGCTCATACGCTGTGTACAGCCCGACTTGCCAATTGCTCGTCTCCATGACGTTCCCACCCGCGAAGCCGGTCTGGTAGCTGTAGATCTTTCCACGTGGGCCGTTACACATTGGGCCTTGGTTGAGTAATTGGAGAGCCGCGCCAAGTCCCCCATACCCACGAAACACGTTATTCGTGTTGCCGGTGGAGGCATCGATAAAGTACACGTTGTACCGCCATCCAGGGTACTCGTAGTTGTCGAATATCCCGATGTAGATGAATTGGTCGCTCCCCTCATGAT